CGAAACGTTCGATGATCCAAATTCGATTACGCAGTGGGAAAGTTTTAGCGGAAGCGGCGAGAGGAACATTTTGTCTACCACCGACGCGGCAGCAGGTGGCAGTATTTTGCGAATCGGAGATAATGCCGGGAACGATCAGCGCTGGTTAATTCATCGTCGTTTGATTCCGTACAAAGCCAACACTCTTTACAAAATGACCGTTCGTATTCGGCGGACGGCAGGGAGCGGCACGGTTTATGTCGGCATGGCAGGTGTTGCCGCAGACGGTGCGACATGGGTAAACACGGCAGGGAGCAATACAGCAACGTCAAGTCAGCATTATTTTGTTGCTTCTAACATAAACCCGCCAACAACTTTTACGATTTACACCGGTTATTTGCTTGGCTGGGGTTCTCCTAACGGCGGAGTAAGTAGCGGTTTTTACCGTGCTCACGCAGATGTACGGTATATCCGACCGTTAATTATCGTTAATTATTCTAATGCCGCCGGGATAACCGACATCGATTTTGTTGAAATCGAAGAATATGATTATCCCGGTAGCGCTGGACTGTACCTGACGCCGTTGTACAGCGGCTATTGGGATGGTTCGGCGTGGCGGTCATATTTTGATAACAACGGCAACTTTTATTTGAATGCCGGGGCAGGCAGTAACTTCCTGTCTTGGGATGGCACGACGCTGACGGTGAATGGGACGATCAATGTAGTGGGCGGTAACGCCGCCAAAACTGACTTGTCCAACTCGGTGATTTCGACGCTGATCAACGGGTCAAGCATCCGGGTTGGCAGCGGAACGAAGAATATCGATCTGAATGGTTGGAACATCGACAATACGGAAATTGTAGCGCAAGAGAATGGCGTCACGCAGGTGCAGTTCAACTCATCAAGCGGAATTGGGTTGATTGCGAACAATACTGAACCGACAGCACCAGCAATGAGAACAATCGACTGGGGCACAGCATTTCCTGTCACGTCGAGCAATATAGTTGCCAGCATTCGATCCTACTTTGATTCATGGAATCAAATTGCCGTGACTGCACATAACTTATCGACCACGCGCGGGGCAAGAACGAGATTCGGCAACAGAATAAATGGAATGTTCAGTGCAGGCATTAGAGTCACCAGCAGCTATGTGAGTGGCGCTTGGAGTCATAGCATCGATGCATACGGCGATGTTATCGTAAACAATAATCTAAACGTATTGGGTAATACTTACGTGGCGAATTTAGATTCAACCGCTGCGGTCGGCTCGGCGTGGACAAACCTCACGCTTGCCACGGGCTGGGCAAACAATGGTAGCGGATGGGCGACGGCGCAATACTGCCAATTCGGAGACTGGGTCATGCTCAAAGGATTAGTGCAGGCGACACAGAATCAGGCGGCGTTTGCGACGATTACAACGCTTCCAGCCGAAATTCGGCCGGCGCAACACAGAGCTTTGGCGACGAGCGTGGGGGACAACGCCGCACGGCTTGATGTATTGAGCACGGGGGTCGTGCGTGTGAGTGTGGCCGTTAACAGCGGCAACGTTGTTTCGATAGAGTGTATCTATAAACGATAATGACGATAACGAGAAAGGAGTAAAAACATGTTCGAGTACAGATGGGATGTTCCGATTGAGGCACAACTCGCCAATATGATCGCCGGCGAAATTGCGCCGCTGTTGTACAAGTTGAGAATTATGGTTAACTTTGTACACGATGAGCTACAGAACGAAGACATGTTGCAACTGATTGAAAAGTACAAAACGTCAGACGAGCCACTGGCCGGATTTTCCGTTCAGCAATGGGAAGAGTGGAAGCAACTGTTTGCCGAACTTGCGGAAGTGTTGCGGCAACGACCGGAAAAGAAAATGACAAAACAGCTTGAAGGCGTCGTTGCTAAAGAAAAAGCTGTTAATTTGATCAAAAAATAAATATGGCTGTTGGCTGGATGACCAACCCGGCGCAGCGGTGGAGATTTCCGCACGGATCAACGACCTGCTGGCGTCATTGACGTCAGCGTTAATTCAACAACAAGGAGAAGTATAAGATGAGCAAGGAAGTTAAGTCGATTGCGTTACCGGCAAAAACGAGAGCAATCCTGGAACGTGCGCTGCAGGAGCAGCAGGCGATGCAGGCGATGATTCAGCAGCAGCAACGCCACATCAACGACCTGGTCGAGGCGGCGCGGGAGATGCTCGACGTGCCGGAAGGCTGGCGCATCGAGAACACGGCCGTTGGGTTTGTGCCGCCGGAGGAAAGTGCTTGATTTTTTGTGTGGAATGTGGTACAATTTTCTTACGTGTGAATGCTACTTTGTAAGGTCACATTCACAACGACACATTTGCAAGCGCCCGGTTGCCGCCGGGCGTTTTCTTTTTCTCTACGCCTCCACCCGGTTCATCTCCTGGATCGTCCAATACGCTCGTTCTTCCGTGATCGTCAGCGTGAGCAGGTATTTCCCTGGTCGCAACCGTGCAATGCGTGAAGCGAAGCGGGAGACGCGCGGCGGCAACGTCACGACTGCACCGTGCTCGCCGCTCTGACCTGCCGCATTGTCGTCAGACTGGTTCATCCAGCGCCTCCTGCAAAGTTCGTTCGACGTCCCGAATGATCCTCGGCGCTTCTCGCTCGATCACCGCCTCGTCCGTGAGCCAGCGGCCACGGTGGACACGTGCCTGCGCCGCTGCGCTCTGTACCAGCGGCGCATACTCCGTGTTGTTGCCGACTTCACGACCAACCATCGTCGCCGTGCGGATCGGCCTGGTCGTCCAGCGGCGGCCAAGTGTGCCAGTGCGCCGATAGCGGCTGTTTGCCGGAGGCGGCGGATACACCTTCATGCCCGCCTCGATGCGAAAAGCGCCGCGGTCTATCGGCCCTTCCACGATGCCCAGCACGTTGCGCCCCCGGCGGCGCAGCGCTTCGGCGATTTCTTTCGCATTGCTTGAGATGCTGATTTGCATATCGCCTCCTACCGCCGTCCTGCAAAGCCGATAGAGCGCAAGTGCTTCGGGCCGCAAATCGGGCAAACTAACTCATCCTGCGCCGTCAGCCAGACGTATTCCCAAATTCCGTCGTCCGTCTCCATCAGCGACACCCAGCACCGGCAGCGCGGGTGCGCCGGTGGGCGCTCCGACTCTGGCGGACGGCGGTTGAATCCGGCTTGCTCGTAAAGCGTGAAGCTGCCTTCGGCATACGCACGTGTCGCCTCAGTTACGGCGATTGCCGCCGCACGATCCTGGCCGAAGATTGGCGCTAAACTGTCGATGAGTGAGTCGAGCGGTTCACCGCTTTCGATCCAGCGCATGACTGCATCGCTCAACATCCGGCGGCTATTCTCGTTCAGCAGACTGACCAGGCTGTAGCTGTATTGCTGCGCCCATGTCCTGGCGGCCTCATTTGCCAGCCGCCAGTTGACGCCAACGTCGATGCTTTCCAGCTTATCGAATGTCACGCGCACGCCACGACCGACAGAGTCACGCAGCAGCACCTCCAACGCTTCACGTAGATCGTCGTCTTCGGTTGGAATCAGCCGCTCAACGTCGTTTAACCGCTCCGGGTCGAGGTTGTCCACCACGGCGGCGCGCTGACGACGCAGTGCATCCTCGATGGATGACTGGTGCGTGTTTGCCAGGTCGCTGATCGCGTCTCCCTCCGACTCAGGATCGTCCGGGTCGGGCAGCAGGATCATGCGATTACTACGGATAGCCTCGCCAAAAGGGACGGGCGGCGTTATCCGCCAACCCGCCTCCTTTCGCCGTGTCCGGGCGTGGCGCTGCACTCACTGCATCCACCGGCAGATCGGGCATGTACGCCGCCACGAAGGCCTGCGGGTCAACCGTGGCGCCGATCTTCTGCAGCGCCTGCGCGCTGATGTCGGCGATTTGCGCCTGGCGGTGCGGGTCGTTTTTGCGCAACGACGGCCACCAGACGGTGTAAGCGCCAGAGTTTGGCGGCGGCAACACGCCGAGCCACAGCAGCCGGTTGACGAACGGCTCGATGATGACCGGCGCCAGGTGCTGGCGCTGGCGTGCTTCGATGAAGTCGATCCAGTTTTCATCGTCC